ACGGCGGCGCGAAGATCAGCACAAAGGGACTTAAATCGAAAGCTCTTTCAACTGGCGGCAGCGACTTCGATCCCAATGATCTCGCCCGGGCCACAGAAGAAGATCTGCATCTCACTGGCGACATCATTCGAAACTGGCTCGAACACGGAGAGAACTCGCAGACGATCGCATTCTCGCCATCAATCAAGCACTCGAAGTACATGGTCGAGATGTTCAGAGCTGCGGGAATCTCAGCGCAGCACATCGATGGCTATACCGACGAGAAGACGAGAGCGGAACTCTACCGGGGACACGAAGCCGGAGAGTTTAAGATTCTCAGTTGCTCAAAGCTGCTCGGAGTTGGGTATGACAGCCCACAGACCAGATGCTTGATCGATTGTAGTCCAACGAAATCGGCTATTTCGTACCAGCAAAAAGCGGGAAGAATCCAAAGGCTGCACGAGTCGAAGCCCTATAGCATCTATCTCGATCACGCCGGAAACGTCGGCAGGTTCGGCTACGCTCACACGATGGAAGTCGAAGAACTCGACAATGGCGACCGTAAATTCTCAGAAAAGAACCAGCTCAAGAAAAAAGAAAAAGCCGACGGATCGACCAGAGAGTGCCCGAGATGCCAGAAAATCATGATGGGCCTTCGATGCGCTTGCGGCTACGAGCTGACAATCACCGAGCGGCTCGAATCAGATAGCACGATGCTAGTCAGGATCGACGACAAGCCAGCAGCTCCGAGCAAAGACGAAAAGTCTATGTGGTACTCAAATCTGCTCCGGTACTCTCGCCAGAAAGGATGGAAAGACGGCTGGGCATCGCACAAGTACAAGAAGCGCTTCGGCGTCTGGCCTAAGGGTTTATGGTTAAATTTGAACGCAGAAATCGTCCCGGAGGTCGCAAACTGGATAAAATCGCAGCAAATTGCCGCTGCTAAGTCTTCGAAATATAAGAAGTTTTAAGTCACTCATAGGCCCAGGTACAAAAGTGTGAAAAAAGTTGTACAAAAGTGTTCGGTTTGGTGTATAAATACTCCCAACAGCAACACAAACACACCAACGGGAACAAGAAAATGTATCAAGTATTTGGACAATATTCATCTGACCCAATATTTGAAGGAAGCAAGAATCAATGTCGAAAGTTTCTTCAGGCTAAAGTTGGGGGCCGTTTACGAAAAGCCTACGGACATGATTGGAAAGACGAAAGAGACGTGTTTTGTTGGTGTACGCAAACTGACAAAGAGTTTAATGTTAAAAAAGTATAAATAAACGCCCTTCGGGGCGCGTCTTTAAAACCGACGGGAGCACGACAAAATGATTCATCAAGCTAAACTTCTTAAAAAAGCGTTAAAGCAATCTGGCATCATTGACCGATATGGCAAAACACCAAGCTGCCGCACAGAAAGAACAAAAGTTGATGGAGGTTTTGAATATGGTGACGCGGTAGCAGTCACAGATTACGCTCTGACGGCAGAACAAATAAGCAAAATTCAATCGCTTATTCCATACGCAAAAATAAATAATTATCCAGAACTTAATTTTGCGGTAATAAAAAACTAAATCAATCGCGCCATTCGTGGCGCTTCTCGCCGGGAGGCACTCATGATTAAATCACTCTACATTTCCGCGCTGGCGTTATTAATCGTTTCGGCGTTACTATTCGCAGGAGCGACCGACTTCGATGCAGCTAATGAGCAAGACGCGCTTTACTGCGAGATGACCGGGTACTGGCTCGAAGACTCGCATCTGCCGCCAGAAGATCGGCGCGGCTGGCCAGAGTACAATAAATTAATCGACTGCGGGGTAAGAACATGAAGGCAATCACAATCTACCGGGCGAAGAATCTGGATCTCGCCGTTCATCGGCAGGAAGCAATGCCAAACGGCATTCAGTTATCAGAGCAGCAGCTCAATGCTTGGAAAGACTTAGAAGGGTTTCTCGGTTTCAAGCGAGAATACTTCAACGGCGACGATGGAAATATTTGGCTCATCGCAAACTCACTTTTTCTGTACAAAGTCTCGCCGGATGGTTTCTCGGACATTCATACCCGTAATGCTCTGGGGGAGCCGTTCCGCGAGAAAGTTCGCATCGTCGGCATTCTGCGGCAGAACGAAGACAGCAAAGAGCTGGTATTCGATTCCGAGATATTTGATAACACTGACGAGCACAGATCGTATGCTCGCAAAAATAATCTACTACTGGCTTAGGGGGTAAGCATGGAAAGGGATTCACTAGACGCCGATCTGGATCGGTGGCAAGACGAGCAAGACGAAGATTATGTCGATCCGTATGATAGAGAGCGCGATCGCATGGAGTATCTGGCAGACCAGATGGAAGATTTCGACTCAGAATTTTAACAGCTAATTAGCAAATAACGCCCGGGAGGCATTTATGAAAATCACTGCAAAACTCAACCGAGCCATTGAGGCTCACATCGAAGCGAACGTCGACCAATATATTCAATTTGGCGAGTTCGACCCATCTCTCTCAGCTCTACGGAATACCGTTCGGCTCATCGAAGACTACTCGGATGCGTCGTATCTGTATGAAGCAATCGACGGAGACGCCGATATCGCTAAAGATCTTTATCATCTCGCTTTCGATCGTGATCATTACATACACTCATCGTTGGTACTTCTTCTGCGCAAACGGCTCATAGATAATGCATCTCGCATTCTCTGCAATTACGAGCATCTCGCATGGCGTCTCTGGGACGATAATCTCGGCATAGATCAATCGCCCGGGGAACCAGACATCAATGTTCAGATGCCAGAACTCAGGGAACTCGGAAAGTTGATCGCTGACTTTGAAACGGAGTTCGCAAAAGTATGAATTATTATAATGAGTGGGATTCTTTCGCTGCCGATTGGCTGCGAGAGTTAATCAAAGACGGATTGATTCCAGACGGGGAAGTCGATAACAGGAGTATTGCAGATGTCAGACCAGAAGATCTTAAAGGGTTCACACAGTGTCACTTCTTCGCCGGAATCGGTGGATGGTCGAGAGCACTACAGCTCGCAGGATGGAGTTCAGAACGACCTGTTTGGACTGGAAGCCCGCCCTGCCAGTCATTTTCCACAGCCGGGAAAGGAAAAGGAAAAGACGACGAGCGACATCTCTGGCCCGTCTTCTTTAATCTCATCCGCGAGTGCCAACCTCCAACAGTCTTTGGAGAACAAGTTGCGGCAGCTATCAGATTTGAATGGCTCGACGATCTACAAGCTGACTTTGAAAAAGAAGGATACGCCGCAGGGGCGTTCGTACTACCATCTGGCGGCATCGGTGCCCCGCACAAAAGAGAAAGACTCTTCTTCGTGGCCGACTCCCAAAGCAAAAGAGGTTACAGAGGATTACGACCAATACATCAAGAGAATGAAGAGAAGCAAACACGAAAAGAACAGGGGCAAGACAGAACCGGCAAGCGTATCGATGGCGGCTCAACTGACTTCGTGGCTGACTCCAACAACAAGCGACATGAATGGAGTGCGAGAGATGGACGGCAAGCGAAGCGGGGGTCTGAACACTCAGGCTCAATCAGCGTGGCCGACACCACGAGTCGCAGACACAAACAATCTGAACAATTCCGAAAAAGTGGTTCAGAGTCGGGTGGAAAAGGGGCGAGCAACGGTTGCCGAGATGGTAACGCACAACACGAACGCGTGGCTGAATTCTGGGGAAGCTCAGAAGTCATCTACTGCCGAGACGGAAAGTACCGTCCCATCCCAACTGAACCCGCGCTTTTCCCTTTGGCTGATGGGATACCCAATCGAGTGGGCATACTGCGCGGAGCGGGTAACGCCATCGTCCCGCAAGCGGCAGCGGAAATCATAAAGGCGTATTTATCATGATCTTATTCGACAAGTTCGAAGACGCTCTGGAGGAGGCCGAGTGGTGCGCAAAGACTTACCGGGAAATCTACTACATCGTTCTCTGGAAAGGCCAGTTCAGGGTAAGCAGGAAGCGTCGAATTCAGCTCACCAGAGCGCGGCTCGAAGTAGGTTTTCGTAATGATTAAGTATCACGGAACGCCAATCGGCGGCAAAACAACGGACGCAGCAGAACTTCTCAGGGGTAGACACGGGCTGGTAAGTATTGCGCATCCAGAGCAGTTGAATGTGGTTCTGGAGAACTGTCAGTCTTTTGTTCTCGATAATGGCGCTTTTAGCGAATGGAAAAAATCTGGAAGCGAGATCGACTTCGATGCTTATGTGGACTGGGTAAAGTCTCTCTATCGGCATCCGAATTTTGACTGGTGTTTAATTCCAGACAAGATCGACGGAACAGAGGAAGAGAATGTTCAGCTCGTTAATAAATGGCTCAGAATGGGCTTAAGAGCAAAAGGCGTTCCGATCTGGCATCTTCACGAGAGTTTGGAGTGGCTGGAATGGATGGTCGACCGATTCGAGTGGGTAGCAATCGGGAGTTCTGGGCAATGGGCTACTCCGAACACGAAAGGATGGTGGGCGAGAATGGGTGAGGCAATGACCGTCTGCTGCGACTCATTAGGTCGACCGAGAGCTAAACTTCACGGCTTAAGAATGCTCGATCCGAGTATATTCACGAATCTGCCATTAGCATCTGCCGATAGCACTAATGCTGCCAGAAATAATAACCAGCTAAGTCGATTCGGTATGTACGCGCCGCCATCTGCCGGGCAAAGAGCGTCAAATATAGCGGCAAGAATTGAATCTTTTAACTCTGCTCCGGTCTGGCTGGGTAAAAAACAGCAATCTCTGGATCTGTTTTAATGATTAGTCCGCTGCTATGCGTAGCGATGGCGGTTTACTTTGAGGCCCGGGGCGAATCTCAGGTCGCAGGGCACATCGCAATCGCTGAGATCATCGAGAACCGAGTTCGAGACTCTCGGTTCCCGGACGATCACTGCTCAGTCGTCTTCGATGCGAAGCGCTGGTCAGGGCATCCGCTAAAGAGCCAGTGCCAGTTCACGTTCTACTGCGACGGGAAGCCGGAAGTCGTCTGGGATCATGAGGCGTGGCGTAAGGCGCTACTAATCGCCAGCAAATCACTAAATGGCGAGTTCGTATCAGTCACCAATGGGGCAAACCATTATCACTCGGTCGCAGTTGATCCGTACTGGACGGATTCCGGGGAGCTGACTCAGGTCATCGGAAGGCATTTATTCTACAAGCTCTGATTGTGCTATACTCTGCGGGTGCGATGCTTGGGGCGTCGCTATCAATTGCGCGGGGCTGCAAATGAAAAAAGGCAATCAGGGCGACGGCGGTGGTCGTCCGCTCATCGTAT